TCGTGTCTGGGATCAACGAGTTGGCGTAGTTGGGCGTGAACAGGCTATTGAGTGAACTCGTAGCCTGTGACCGCTTGCCACTGGTCAAGTTGCCCAGCAACGTGTCACCAAACGATGCAGGATATGCAGCCGCAGGGTTCGGGTCCAAGTCCTGAATAGTGTTCTGTTGTCGTGTCAGTGCAGGCACGATGTCGCTCTGCATGTATGTGTTAGGATCAACACCTTGCAGTTGGAACGCTCGTGTTACAGCGCCCAGTGCATCATTGTATGCAGTGCCCTTGCGTGTTTGGAACGCAGCTTCATCAGCAGCACTCGTGTCAGTCGCAGTTTGCTTATCGGTAGCAGTCGTTGCCTTCTCTTGCGCCTGACGCTGTGTGATCTCATCGTTCAACTCCTGTGGTGAGTAGAACACCTGACCGTTGACAGGATCAACATACGATGGTGCAACCGTTGGTGCCGATGAGCCACCACCTCCACCTTTACCACCACCACCACGCACACCAACGAATGCGAGGTGTGCAATCTGTCCACCTTCAGTCCACATCACACTTTCCTCGCATACTTGTAGATGGTCCCAAACCTTGTGAAGCCCATGTGCTTGTAGATTGCATCCACAGCAAGACTGTTAATTGCTGCAATGTCACCAGTCTGCACCAACACTGCACTGCGCACGTCCAAGCACCAACTGATGAAGCCACGCATGAGCACAACGGCAATCTTGGTTCGCCCCGGTGTCCCCTCTCGCACATACCATGCATCTTCTACACCCATGAGTGCGCGTGAGAAGAAGAACTGCGTGACATGTCCACCGACAAAGCCGCAATACGCTCCTGTCTCATCCACAGCCACACGGATGTAGTAGTCAGGATCACGACACGATGCCCATGTCGAAGCGAATGCAACTTCCCACTCGAACGCTGGTCCTGTCTGGCCGAATGAACCAAGTGCAACCAACTCCTTACCCAAGTTGACGCAGTGTGCGATGTTGTGCTCATCTACAGCTTCGATCCGCACCCTACCGCCTGATCCCACCATGCACGTATGCAATCGAGATGCTGACAAACCGCAACTTGCGTTTGGTCGTGCCACTGAACCTGAGCTTGATCAGCTTGAACTTCGTAGTCCATGCGAACAGTCGCTCATCACTGCTACGACGACCACCACCGAATGGTGCATCACCGAATGGCACGTTGCCGTAACCCCCAACGTTGCCACCCATGAATGTCATCTCTAGCATTGGCTCATCAGCACCGTGATAGTTCACGATGTTGTCCACATACGCACGGCATGTGAACTCAGCATCACCTGTCGTGTCCAACGCGATGTAGCGTGTCTGCTTGATGTCCATGCGCTTACGCATGTCAGCCCATGGCAGTTCCCACTCGAACGCTATAGGTTCGCCACTGCCGCTGTTCACGGCTGGATCGTTCAACCGATCAGCACCAACGCTCGTGTTATCGAAGTCATACGAGTAGAGCTTGTTGCCTCTAGCGAATATCACATTCTGCAACGCAGTGCGACATGCAGCTTGCCACACCCAACCACGCAATCGTGCCCATGCACTCACCTTGAGCGCAGGTATGTTGCTGAAGCTGAATGCGATGGTCTCAGTGATCACACCCGCAGTGAACACTGGTATGAACAGGATGTAGCGGAAGTTCCTCAAGTCATAGACTGCGAACACGTAGCGACTGACCTGTGCCTGCGTGAGTTGCTGTGACAACTTGGTGATCAGCGGGTCGATCAGGTGGCTAGCACGCACTGGGCGTAGCGTGTTGAATACGTTCACGCGCGTGATGCTGTTCACACCCACGTTGTCACAGTAGAACACGTCATCGCCAACGCTACTCAGCGAGCGGTGCGTGAGGCAACCGAACTCTTCAATGAAGCCGTCATCCGTTGGCGTGTGGATAGCAGGTGATCCAGTGAACACACCGAGGTTGACAGGCAACACACCACGCTCGAACGTGACCAGCAACTTGTCACGATACGCTACCAGCCCAGTGATCGTAGAACTACCCAGACTGACACGAGGACCAACATCAAGAGCAATACTGTCATTTGGTGCAGCATCACCTGGATACGTCCCACTCGTGCCAGTGCTAGAGATGTAGAGCGTGCTTGGGTTCGATGGCACACCAGCAATGCATGTATACTTCGCATGTGCAATCACATACTTGCCAATGGGCACATTCACATTCGTGAGTGAGGCCAAGTCCACTAGGAACTGCAATGCCATGTAGTTGGGTGATGCAACTTTGCCACCAATGATCAATGGCTTGTCCTTGCCATTCATGATGAGCAGGTCACTGTTGAAGATGGTGAAGTTGACTTCAGTGTTGCTTGCTGTCCATGGTGGCACAGTCGCAGGACTGATGAACATCTGCGTGGCAACGCCATTGCCTGCTACACGGAACACTGCACCACTTGCATGCACCGTGATCACGTAGGTGTTGAAGTAGAAGCAGTTGATGATGTCACTCGTGTCACTGATCTGGTTGCTGAACAACGCTGTGCCTGGACGCACCATCAGCGATCCATCAATGGCACGCTCGATGTTGTCCAACACCTTAGCGAACTTCGGTGACATGTTCAGGTCAGTGTCAGTGATGTTCAGTCCACCCTCGAACGACCGAACAGTGCTGACTTGCAAATTAGACTGTGGCTGCTGACCACGTGGGTTCAGGTTGCCACTTGTCTTAGCTAGATACATTAGGGCTTGGTCCCTTCCAGTGCTGCTACGCGCGCAGTCAACTCCTGACATGCTTTCCACAGCACTGCGACCAGTTCATTGTATGCAATGCTCTGTTTCCCATCCTCCTCTACGCGATGACCACCGAACTCATGCCCAACCATTGCTCGTTGCACGTCCTGTGCTACGAAGCCCCAATGTGTATCATTGCGGAACATGTCGGTGTCAGCACCGTTGTTGAACCTGAACCGCTTAGGCTCAAGTGCTTGCAATATAGCAATGCAATCAGGCAATGGTTGCACGTCGGTCTTGTGACTGATGTCACTCGACGTGCCGAAGTAGTATGAGAAGACGTTGCTCCAAGCCATGCCGTTGTAGCCATTGACAAAGCCATTATCGTATGTTGGCTGGAGACCGCGTGTAGTTAAGCTACCATTGAGCCATGTGCTGTTCGCATACAGATTGATCGAATTGAGATTGCCACCACTGAATGCAGCATGAGTGATGTTCCCTGCACTTGCTAGATATACTACTCCTGATGTGCCAACAGAAGGACCAATGACAAGGGTACCAGTGCAATAGAGGTTATTGTTGGAGAGGATGTTACCAGTTGCAGTCACACTACCAGATACGGTTCCTCCACTTAATGGAAAGTAATTGCCAACTGTCGCTGACACTTGTGCAGCCGTCTGATAGCCAGATGGATTGGCTGCTGCGTATCGACTGGTATCAGTTGGATGGACGTGATCGCCACGTGACCATGCTGTTGCTGCACCCGGTGCTGCCACACCATTCATGACAGGGTTCGTTGCAGATGCTACAGGCAATGCAGCCTGCACGAACGCTGTTGTAGCTATGCTCGTGTCATTGTCACCAACTGTCGGCGTCGGTGCACGTGGATCACCACTGAAGATTGGTGACACCGAAGGTGCATACGCCACGTTGAGTGTGCCATTGGTCCACTTGGTAGTGTCCCACACCCAGATGATGCCATTGGGACCAACGAACTGTTGACCGTTGGTTGGTGAAGCTGGGAAATCGAGTGCCATATTATAGGTCCGCCGACAGACTATAAAGATTATTAAGCACATAACAGTCACCGGCAGCGACTGCCGTTACCTCGAAGCGTCCCGATGAAGCGTTGAGCACCAGGCCAATACTTGTGGCATTGCCAACTGTGCCGGCTGTGATGAGGGCAGCAGTAGGTATCGCTCGCATAGCCGCAAATGCCACGTTGTTGTCAAAGATGTTCCCAGCAGTGGGAGCAGGCGCACGCAGCGAGGCATAGATAGTTTGATAAAACCTCTGACATTGCTGCAACTGCATCACTGGATCAGGCTTCTCCAATGGCGTTGGTTGCGTCTGACCGGGTTGCGCAATCTCAAGCTGGACGCCAACGAGTTGGATAGTGCCAGTCTGCATGCCAATGTTACCGGATCGTGCAGCTAGCGTCGCACCGGATGAATACCAGAACTCAAGTTGCGTATTGTCATCACCAACTGTGCCGAACGTCTTACCTGCCACAGAAGGTAGCACAATCGTGCTCGTGTAGCGCGTCCATGTGGTCGATAGCGTTACCGAGTTCCCGGTTGCCAGAACGACAACTTGTGTTGATGGCGAACCGCCTGTGCCGAAGTTCTGTGCGGCATTGATCCCAAGCTTCGGTGTCCCTGCTGTAGCTCTAGCCCAGAACGACAAGATCACGGTCCTACTCGCCAGTCGCCGTAATCCTTCAATACGCTGAAACAGAAAGTGATACGCTCCTGCCGTACCACTGCCAGTAAACGTGTTCTGCAACATCCATGAGATGGCATCATCACCGATTGCCGTTCGGTCTGCGTCAGAGATACCGACGAGCGAAAAGCTGAGCACATCTGGTGCATTAGAAGATATAGACCAGCGATCCGCAGTATATCCGCCAGACGTAAATGGTCCCTGGCCACGTTGCGCCACATTGAACATCGAGTTGTGTAATTTGTTCCGGCCAACGTCATTGAGTGTTGGTGCAACAGCAGCTTGCACGAATGCCGTCGTAGCTAGAGACGTGTCATTGTCACCATACACTGGTGTTGGTGCAGTTGGGTTGCCTGTGAAGACTGGCGATGCTGCACTGATTGTAGCAACCCATGCTGCATTCTGCCGACCATACACTAGACCATCTGATGATGCGTCACCAATGTTCCCAGGTTGGTTGGTTGCAATCACCCATTGTGCCGAGTTGGCATCAACGTAGAACACATACAACTGTGCACTCGTGGTCTCGAACCACAAGTCACCTGTCTTGGGTGAGGATGGCGATGCATCACCAACTGAGATGGTTGCACCAGCACCACTGGTGATGACGTTGGTCGTTGCGTGCCAATACGTTGGATAAGTTGCACGATCTTGCGTGAACGTGGCTGGCGTTGCAGAACTCGTGTGTGTCACTGCGCAGAGGTAGATCGTCGCCGTAGCGATGTCGAGCACGTTCTGCCCAGACACGTAGTGCGTGCTGTTCAACCATGCACCAACGTAGTTAGGCACT